CTTGTGCCAGCCGGCGATCCCCTCCTGCTCCATCCGGATCATCGTCTGGACGATGTCGCACGGGTCGGCTGAAGGGGCGGGTGGTGCCAGCTCCGGCACGTTGGCCGGTCCGCCCAGCACGCTCATGCGGCGCAGCAGGAACTGCGCGTGCTCCATCTCTTCTTCAGCGTGCTGATTGAAGTGATCGGCGATGGCGTCGTGCGCCAGGTCGCGCAGCGTCTGCGCGTAGACCGTGTAGGCGTAGACCGTCTCCATCTCGTTCTTCACCAGCTCGGCCAGCAGGGCCAGCACCTGCACGGGCGGGACGGAGAACTGCCCCTCGAGCGCACCCGTCTCATCGGGCGGATCACCCGCGCCTGACGTCTTCATCTTGAGGTAGTAGTCGGCCATGACGCCGAGCTCGGGCCCGGAGTCTTCGAGAAGCGCGCGTTCGAAGTCGAACATGAATCAGCCCTCCCAGATGAGAATGGCGTGGGAGCCGTCGTTGGTCGTGTTCCACCAGTCGAGCCTGGGGGCTACGAGAGCGGTGTGGTCCTTGATGATCCGGCCGGCCGTGGCCGTGTTCTGGGCAAAGCCCAGCAACTTCTTGGCGTCGCTTGGCGCCGCGGCCAGTGCGACCGGCAGGGTGATGGGGATGGCCGAGTGGACCAACGCGATCTGCCCGCCCACCTGGTAGACCTTGACCGACGCGACCGCCGCTTCGATCTGGGTCTTGATGTCGCCGAACAACAGCTTGCCGTCAGGTGCTGTACCGGCGACGAACAGGCATGCGCCCACCGCAGGTGACGTGAACGAAAGGGTCGTGCCGATCAGGCCGGCCACACCCTTGTTCACGTCGACGCCAAGCAACCCGCCGTTCAGGTAGAGCTGCACCTCGGCGACGTCTCGAAACTTGTGGATGCTGAACATGCCGTTTTCCTCTACAAAACAAGCCTTAGTAACTAGCGTAGGTGCTGTTGATTGCGAAATATTCGCTCGCCACCCCGCCCGAATTCAAGATCGCGCCGATGTTGATCGCCACCTTGACCCGCTGCTTCATCTGCTCGGCCGTCCCCTTGAAGTACTGCAACCAGTTCATGATCATGGGGGTCTTGTCGTTCACCCCTACGTTCAACCCACCGTCCGAGTAGTTCAAGTGGTTTCGTGTCTGCAGCAGCCCGACCGACTCGAGCAGCGCGATCACGGTCATGCGGAGCATGAGCGACCGCTGGCCCAGCTGCAACAAGTCCTCCAGCTTCAGCGAGGTGAAGTGGGGCGTGCCGTTGAAGTCGCTCACGGCATCGATCACAGCCCACGCGATCATGCGATCGCTCGACTCTTCCCCGCGAAGCAGTCGGTTGAGCTCGGGAAAGTCCCGGGTGAACAGCCGCACCTCCTGCACGAACAGGTCGAACGCAGGCGTCACACCCGGGATTCCTTCGAGCGACATCAGCGCCTCTTCTTCTTGCCAGGCTTGCTCTCGGTCTGAACCTCAGCAGTATCGGACTGCACGTCCGGAATGACCAGCGCGCTGGCGGCATCCGGCTCTTCAGGCAGCTCCTCCACAGATGGCTCTTCCACCTGGGCGGGCTCTACCGCTTGAACGGGGTCTTCCAGCACGACGCCAAGCGCCGCCGGCATCTTGAACTCCTCGTTCACGCCAAGCGGCAGGCTGCCGGGCAGCGATTCCATCGGCTGTCCCCATCGATCATCTCGCGAGATCGAATCGAGCACCACCTCGGGCAGCGGGGGCGACGGCATGGTGGGGGAGGCCTTCAAGAACGTGGCTTCGTCAAGCGACACAACCCGGCCATCCAACGTTGTGACGCCGACCAACCCACGGGCCTGCCGATCGCGCAGCTCCGGAAGGTGCTGGCGGATCTGCTCTTCAGTGAACAGGATGGAGCGGCCCCGCACGATCCGGTGGGTTCCACCGATCCACTGCACGCAGCCGCCATGTACGGGATTGAGCCGGCGGGCCGCGCGTGTCTCGCGGCTTCGGCTCATGCACACCACTTTGAACATCGTCGGCACCGGTACCCTCTTCTACAGCGAGGGCGCCGGCGCCTTCGACCGGCACCGCCGCTGGTCCAGTCAGTCCAGTCTGCGAATCAACCAGGCCCTGCAGGTCATCAATAGGAGATAACTTGCGGGAATTTGAGTCCCTCGGCCACGCGGTTGTTGACTGCACCCAGCGCATCTTCCGCCACCGGCAGGAAGTTGCTGCGCAGCAGGTCGGCGTCAAGCGAGGAAGCATCGGCACTGTACAGCTCGAGTTTCCGCACCGCCGCAATGTTGATCACGGCCATGGCGATGTCTTCCCACGCCTGGAACATGATGTTGTTTGCGATCTTGTCGATGTAGAACTTCGTGTTGTTCAGGATGTAGAACTTCCCGAAGAAGTCCGGCTTGGTGAAGCAGTAGATGTTGCCGGCACGAAGGATGTCGGTCTTGACCGTGCGGATGTACGCGCGGCCGAGCAGCAAGTTGTACTTGTACCCGTCGACCGTCGTCTCCGACTGGAGACGATCGCCGAAGTCTTCCACCGTCCACTGGAGGATGTCGTCCCAGTCGACTTCCGTCATGAGCAGGCGCTCGGCCCGCAGACGGTTGCCGTCCAGCAACTTGAACAGCCGGACCAGGTCGGGACGCTGCAGCGGACGGACCGTTGCATCGTTCGCACCTGCGCCGCGCGCCAGCTCGCCCTTGATGGCCGAGAACTCGACCACCAGGCCGCCCGTGATGTTCGACCAGTTGAGCGCCTTGACGATCCCGCCGTTCGCCTCCTGCTGGAGTGCCTGGATTGCGGCTTCGATGTGGATCGTGAACTCGCGGTCTTCGATCTCCTGGATGTCCTTCACCGAGTTCTCCTCGATGATCTTGGTGATGGGCATCTCGTACGCGAGAAGCTCCTGCTCCGTCTTCTGGAACAGCTCGCTGCTGATCGTGAAGAACGCGACTTCCGCACGCTCGCCGCGGATGAGCCGGGCGCTCGGCTGACCACGGAAGGTCATGGCCATCGCGCGGCTCCTCGGCTCCACATCGACGATCTTCACCAGAGTGTCGTGGTTGACCGAACGCTGGCAGTCCGCGCGGGTGACCTGTTGGGTCGGTACGACCTTGCGGGCGTAGCTCACCTCACGGAGACGGTCGCGGACGTAGGAGCCGCCGTACTCGGCGACTTTTTCCTTGCCCTCGGCCGTCGCGATCTTCGTGGTGAACAACTCGTTGATGACTCGTGCCGGAACGCTCATGGTAATCTCTCCTTATCCTCAGTTCGTCCCGACCTCACCCGATGTTGATGGGCTTGCGGAACCGGAGCTTGCCCCCGTTTTTGATCGGGAGGCGGGTGACGATGCCGACGATCGGGTCAGGATCACCGTCGACATGCCTGATCAGTCCGGAGAACTTCTTGGCTACTCCGGCCACGACAATGGAAATGACTGCGACCTTCAGGTTCTGCCCGGCCGCGGTGATGCCGCCGTTGAGCAGGTCGTCGAAGACGCGCGTATCTGCCTCGAACGGCCCCATGTAGATGCAGGGGGTCTTGCGTTCGGCGTTCGCCTGCACGTCGTACCGGCCCTTCTCAGCGAAGAGCGGCATGGCGTTGCTGGCGCCCGGCTTGGCCGCGGCGGTGCCGGCACCCAACGTGATGTCGGCCGCCCGAACCATCTTGTAGTCGTCGTTGAACGTGATGAACTCGCCGTCCACCAGGTAGTCGCTGTTCATCGGGTTGAACAGGTTGCCGTCTGCAAGCGGGATGTCGCGGCGTTGAGTCGCCATCAGATCCGACTGCAGCTCGAAGTTGACCTTGGTAATCGTGCTAGCCATGACTCAGTTTCCTTTGGGCTTCACCAGCCCTGTGCGTGCAATCAGCCGATCTGTCCCATGAGGTAGCGGTTCAGATCATCCGAACCGACCCCACTGCGCTCTTCTGCGTTGTCGAGGTGCGCCATCTTGGTGCCCATGTCAGGGCCGACCAGTTCGACGGCATCTCGAAGGTTGTTGAACTTCGCGCCTTCTTGCGCGGCCATCTCCTCAAGGCGTTCTGCCAGCTTCTCGACCGGCACGTCCGAGTCGATGCCCTTGTGGTGCATCGTGTGGGCCAGCTTCTCCGCGCTGTCACGGCGCTCCATCGTCTCGACCTTGCCCTCAAGCGTCTCGATGTAGCTGGCCTGCTTGCGAATGCATTCGGCCGACGCGCTCAGCACCTGGATGAAGTCCGCGCTGCTGATCTTGATCGTGTTGTTCATGCGCGTGCTCCTCACCTGCCGAACGTTACCGGATTGACCCCGGCGCTCTCGGCCAGCCGGCGCATCAGGGCGCGTGCGGACGCGACCTTCGACACCTCCTGAACCGAACTG